AGGTGGCTTCGCCCGCGGGAATCGTGAGCCGATCCGAGCCTAGGGCGAAGCCGCCTACATCGTAATCAACCGTCGGAAGGGTGAGCTTCGTTAGGGTTCCGGTCGTAATCGTTTGCGCCGCCGATGCCCGGATTTGGGCGGTTAGCTGCCGACGCACTAGCTCCATCCAAGCCGAGCCGGAATATACGGTTAGCGCCTGGGTATCGGTTAGGAAGGCGACTTGCCCGGCGACGGGCGCCGGGATGGCGAGATCCCGAGCGGCGGCGCTCGCGAAAACCGCGACGACCTGTTGCGCGACATAAGTATTTAGATCGGTCGCGGTTAGCCGCTCAAAATCCGCCCATAGCTTCGCGGGCATTTACGCTTCCTCTTCGACGAGCTCGACGATCGCATCGACTGCCCAACCGTCGGGCGATAGCGAAACCTTTTGCCCAAGCATAGCGACGCGGCGATCGATAATCGGCGATACATCGTCGATATAAACATCGAAGCGATCGCGGTAGTCGGCGGCAACAAGGGCGGCGACTTCGGCGCCCGTCGGGCGTAGCGTCCCGAGCCGCAAGGCGATCCGCCCTTGGGACATATCTTCCAAAATCGCTTGCGCCCAATAATCGTATTGATCGGCAACCGCGATCCCGGCGCCCTTTACGAAGGTTCCGCCCGAGCTCCAAGCGCCATAGCTCGCCGATCCGCTATCGAAGGCGCGGGCGCGCCAATAGTACCGAACCGTATTCGTAAGCGCCGTCCCGCCATAGGCGCGATCGATCCTTACGCCCGAACCGCTCGGGACGATGCCGCTCGTACCGCCAACGAGATTCCAATGGGAAACCGTCGCGAAGCTCGGATCGGTCGATACCTGGATATCGTATTTCGTAATCGGATTGCCTTCGGGATCGAGCGTCGCGAAGCCGAAGCTCGCCGCCTTCTGATCGGGTCCGAGCGGCTCGATAAGGGTCGGCGCGGCGGGCGGGCTATTCGTATCGTAGGTAAGCCGCAGTACGGGACGGTTGCCCGCCGATACGCCCGCTACCGCGCTCCATATCTCGGATGCCTGGGCGGCGCCGCCGTGTTCCTGTAGCTGTACGCCGTATTGGGCGGCGTTGCCGCCGACTTGCCCGGCGACGGGTCCGGCAACGCTCGACGGCGCCCAAGCTAGAACGATCTCGGTTATATCGATCGCGACAACGCCGGTTCCGGTTGGCAAGGCGACGGGTCCGACGCCGCCGACGCCGGTTACGGCGGGACCTGGGTACGCGATCGCCGCGGTACTCCATGATTCGCCCGCGCTGTTCGGCGTCCAAGCCGCCGTATTGCGATAGATATAAACGGAAGGGCTCGCGCCGCGGGCAACATGGACTACGGGCGAGCCGACGACGAGCAATTCGCCCTTCGTGAGCTTGCGAACATCATCCCAAAAGCCCGCGGGCAAGCTCCAACCGATAAGCCCGCGTAAGCGGTAGGCGGCGAGCGATACGGGTAGGTGTAGATCCTGCCCGCCGCCGAGATTGAGCCCGGTATCCGACTTGGCGAGTAGGGACGATTTATCCGCGGTAAGGGTTTTCGTCGCCATCTAGCTAAACCGTAAATCGGCTTCGGCGCTTTTGTAGGATCGGCGCCCGAAGAGCCCGACCGATTGCGGCGTTTGCCATACCCGGTCCGGGTCGGGATCGTCCATATCCACTAACACATGATTTACGAGCCCGATCCGGCGCGATTCGGTTACGAGCGTTTCTAGGTCGATCCCGCCGCAACCGATAACCGCGCGGATCTCGGATGGCGCCGGTTGATTGCGGGTCCGAAAGGCGAGCCGTCCCGCGCCATCGATCCATAGATCGCCAAGCTCGGCGTCGCGTAGGCGGGTTACGGCTTCGAAGCCGGTTCCGACGAAGGGATCGGCTAGGCGCGAGCTCGCGGGCGCGCCGTAGATAACGCGCTCGGCAACCGGCCATGCCATCGCATCGAGTACCGCGGCAAGCTGCGCGGCGGTTGTACCCGCCGCCCAAGCGATAGATATGGATTGCTGTTGGAGCCTGGAAAACGCATCGAGCAACACGACTTCGCTTGTCCCGCCGCCGAGATCGTGCGTCGTCGAAGCCAAAAGCCCGCTAAAGGCGGGCTCGCCATCGACTAAGACGCGCCCATACGCGCCGACGCGCGCCTTGGCGGCATCCGGGTTTAGGGGATCTAGGATCCTGCCCGGATCGGCGAAGGTAAAGGCGGCTCGCCCGGTTTGGGTATCGGTAAGGATCCCGTTGGCGACGGCGGCGCCGCGGGTCCATTCGGCGAAAAGGATCTCGCAAGTAATATCGGAATAGGCTTCGGCGGCGGGCGTGAGCTCGGATCCGCCGACGACGCCGAGCCTATCCCGATCCAAGATAAAGGGCGGGTCGCCTAGATCTAGCTGGACGGCAACCGTCGCGCCGTCGATCGTCGTCGGCATGCCTGGGCTATCCCCAAGCCCGAAGCGCGGTTGGAAGCTGCCCGCCGTTATCTCCGGCGTACTGGCGCAAGGCGCGGGCGACGCTCGCCGCGTCGGCGCCGGTATTGATCGTGATAAAGCTTGTCGCGCCGCCCTTCGGGATAATCCCGCCCGCCGCGGCGCCCTTGGCGGCGCTCGCGCCGCCTAGGAAATCGCCGATAACATCGATCGCTTGCCCGAGCCCTTCGATAAGCGGGCCTAGAACATCGAGTATCGCGCTAATCGCCTTGGCGACGAGCTTTAGCGGGATAACCGCGAGCTTTAGCAAGGGGATTAGGACGGGCAAGAGATCTTGGATTAGCTCGGCGAATTGCTCAATGATCGGGATTAGGACGGGCAAGAGCTCTTCCAGAACGGGCAGGAAGGCGGATCCGACGGTTTCGCCGACTTCGGAAAACATGATGCCCATACGCTCTAGCCCGCCCGCCGTCGAGCTCGCGTAGGTTTCGGCTTGCCCTGCCGCGCGGCGTTGGGCTTCCGCCAATACTTCGGTCGCGGTAAGCCCTTGGGTAGACATATTGAGCATCCGCCCGAGCGCGGTAGCGTTGCCGTCGTGCGCCTTCGCGACGGCTTCGGATGCCGTCGCGAGATCGACATTCGCGAAGCGGGCGATATCCTGGGCCGTCGCCATCGCCGCCGACGCGCTTTCTACATCGCCATAGGCGGCGACAAGCGGCACCATTCCATCGCGAATTTGCGTATCGGTAAAAGCTAAAGCTTGTCCCGCCGCAATCGCATCCTGGGTTTGCTTTTCCCAATCGCCCGTCGCGGCGCCCGCGGCTTGGATTGCTTGCTCTAGCCGCGCCTGTTCCTGGGCGTCGTCGGCGGCGGCTTGGGTCATATCCATAATGGCGCCCGCCGCCAAGCCCGCCGCGCCCGCGACGGCGGCTACCTTGCCAACCGTCCCAAGCATGCTTCCGCCGAAGCCTTCTACCTTGTTCGCGGAATCGTCGAGCGTCGAAGCGAGCTTCGAAGCGTCGCCGATGATCGATACAACAAGGGTCGGAATGGACATTTATCGTCGTACCCTACGCCGCGCCCGCGCGGTTTGTTCCTTACGCCGCCGCTCGTTTAGGAGCTCAACGATTATTGCGGCATCGCCCATTGCTAGCTCGCGGATTTGTTGCGGCGTCCATCCGGTCGCTAGGGCTAGGTTGGCGATAAACCTTCGATCTCGGGCGCCGCTTGGGCGACGCCCGGCGTAGGGTCCGGTTGGGCATCGACTGTTATCCGCCATCGGGCGGCGTCGGCGAAGGTAACTTCGGGTTCCAAGCGCCGGACTAGGATCCAAGCAATCGCGACGAGCATTCGGGTTTGATGTACGCCCGGCGATCGCATCGCCTGGGCGAGCCCGGCAAGATCGGTTCCGAGCGTTTCGGCGATATCCAAAAGCTCGCCGACGCCGAACCGCTCGGCGTCGATCGCGTTTACGGGTAGGACGATTTTGCGGGCGGGCTCGCCCGCTTCTAGGCGAAGATCGGCGCCATTGCTACCGGGCATGGAACGATTCGGTTCCGACCTTTTCGACGAGCTCGCCCATATAGCGGCGGTAGCCTTCCAAAAGATCTTCGCGCATCGCATCCCGCGCCCGGATTAGGAACGGATTGGGCTCGATCCCGCGCCTGGGATAGCCGTAGTGGATAACGCCCGCATAGGGTACGGAACGGGATCCGGCGCGAAGCTGTAAAGCCTTTTGCGTCGGCGCGGCGCGGACGGTTCCGACGAGCTCGCCCGAGATAACCGGCGTTTCGCCGCGCGCCGCCATCGCAAGCGGAAGGGCTAGGCGGGAATGGATTTCCTTTAGCTGCCCGGATCGCTCGCCCATCTTGGCGAGCGCGCGGGATAGCTCGCGCCGCCCTTCGACTTCGATTTTGCCTTTACCCTGGGCCATCGCCTATGCGGTTACATCGAGCGTCGGGACGCCCGCAATCGGGAAAGTCATTTCCGAAACCGCGAAGGTATTTACTTCGCCGCCGACATTCGGGCGCGGGATGGTAACGGCACATTCCCAAGTAGGCGTATCGGCGGTTGGCGCTTCGCCGGTTGGCGAAAATCGCATCGTTGCTTCCTTGCCCGCGTTTTCCCAACAAAAGCGGGTAAGCCCGTCGGCGCTCCAATCCTGTACGGCGGTTACGACGGCTTGGAACGATTCGCGCCCGAGCTTCGAAAAGCTCCCATCCGGGCATAGCGTGTTGTAGGTAATAACTTCCTGTTCGGGTTGGATCTCGACGGCGGAAACATGGCATTCGTAAGCGAGCTTCGTAGCGGGCGTATCCGGGTCCGTAAGCTCAAACAAAACCGCCGTCATAACGAGCGGATCGGCGGCGATAGCTACCATCTTTATCCCTTCCTTATGCGGCGGCGGCGGCGATAACAATTTGCCGCGTTAGTGTAGCCGTCGCGGCTAGGTATTCGGTATTGGCGATCGACAAACCGAACGGTTGCCCTACCGCGGTTAGCTGCCATTTCGCGCCCGCTAAAACCGGCGCGGCTTGCTCGATTAGAGCTTCCAATTCGGCGAGCGAAGCGGCGGCGGCTTGCTTGCCCGCGATAAAGGTTATCGATAGGGCAAGCCGCCCATGAAAATCGCGCCCTAGCTGCGCCTGGATCGTGAGCCATTCGGCGCCGGGCGAAACGAGCGCCGCGGGCGGGACGATATGCCCGGTCGAAGGCGACGGCTTTACCGCGATTCCCTGGGCTTCCAGTAGGGCGACGATCTCGGCGCGGGAATCGCCAAGCGCGCCCATCTAGCCGATCCCTTGGCGAAGGTCGCGGTACCGATCTAGCTGCGGCATAACGCCCGCGATCCAATCGCGCTGTACGCGAAGCGGGACGCCCGCGAGATCGAGCGCCGACGAGATCCCGAGCGGCGCTTGGCGCCGATGGAAGATATCGGCGGCGGCAACGAGTGTTGCGGCATGGATCTCGGCGGGTAGGGCGGGTAGCGGCGGATCTTCGGCGGGTAGCTGCCCATCGTCATAGTCGCGCCCGAGATAGCCGAGTACCGCGCTATTCGCCGCGGCGGCGGCGGCGGTAATCCATTCGCTCGCCGCGGGCGCGCCGACGAAGGCTTGGAGCTCGTCGGCGGTAACGATCTCGACTAGGCGGGCCATCGAGCCCGCCTAGCCCTTATCGATCTCGGCTAGCCGCTTGGCGGCTTCCTCGGCAATCTCGCGCTGTTCCTTTTCGGCGTCGGAAAGCTCGGCGGTAGTCGCGCCCTGGGCGATATCCGCGGTTCCCTCTTCCGATTCGGTTTCCTTCGATCGTCCGGCCATCGGTTCGCCCTTCCTGGCGGCTATGCCGCCGTATGCTTCCGCGCTGCCTTGCGATCGGCGGCGGCGAGATATGCCCAAATGCCGAGCCGGATCGCGGCGGGTCCATCGACCTGTTCGTAGCTAAACCGGGCGACGGCGCTTTCGTAAATCACCATATCGGTACTTCGGGCGATCGTCACGACGCCCGCCGCGGATGCCCACGAAAGCGCAACCGGGACGCCGACGACGGAAGCGCCCGCGCTGCCCGCTTCTAGCTGCCCATCGGCATTCGTCGGGCCGAGATACGGGACAAGCGGACGCCCCGATCCATCCTTTTGCTTCGCGAGATTCGCGTATACCGCGGCGGGCGCGAAAACCGCTTGGGCGGGCAGGAAGCGAGCGCCGAAGAATTCGGTAATCGCTTCGACAAGCCCATCGTGCGGCGTCGCGAGCGTAATTGCCGCGGTTCCTGCCGTCGCGGCGGCTTCGGTCGCGACGGCAATTACCGTTTCAGAAGTCTGCGCGTAGGCTTCCATAAGGTCGGACATAATCATCGCTTCCGCGGCAGGATCCGCCCCATCCAAAACCTGTCGCGAAACCTTCGTCCCGCCGCCGTACAAAAGCGGCTGCGCGGTTTCGGGCGTTGTCGCGAAATCGGAAAGCGCCGGGTTTACAGCTTCCGCCGACTGGACGGCGACGCTCGTACTCGTCGTAACCTTCGGGAAGGTCCGCGGGCGGGCATCGGTAATCGGGACGCGGCTAAAGAAACCGCCCATCGGGCGCCCTTTGATATCGCGCCCGAGTAGCAAGCCCGGCAAAAATTCCGTCGGGTACGCGCCGCTAATTTCGGAAGATAGAACATCCTGGGCGCGGGTCATAAGTACCGCGATTTCGTCTAGCTGCCGATAGTGGCGATCCTGCCGCTCGGCGGCGGCGATATCGCCGCGCGCGGCTAGAACAACATCGTTTAGGAAGCGATGCCCGGTTTCCGGGCGGTAGATAAATTCGGATCGCGTAATCCGCGCGGGCGATCCGGTATCGCGAAGGGTTTCCATTTCGGCGCGCTTCCGTTCGCCCTGGGAAGGCTCGGGCGGCGTCGGCTCGGGCGTCGGCTCGGGATCCGGCGTCGGCTCGGGCGTTTCCAAAACGGCGGTTGCGTCCATTCCATTCCCTTCCATTTCGTCGCGAGCCATTACACGCGATCCATCGTAGGCGGGCGTAAGAGCTCCGGCCATCGCCCCGATGCGCGCGCGCCGATGGATCGTAATTCCTTTTGCCTGGGAAGATTTTCCAATTGGCGCAAATTCGACCGAAACGCCGTTGGCGCCCGCTCGTACTTCGTTTAGGTATTCGTCGGCGTCGGGCGTTTCCAAAAGCTCGGCGCGGAAATGTACGCCGTCGGGCGCATCTTCCAAATAGGTAACGGGTCCGATAAACACGCGCCGCCCGCCGCCTTCGTGCGTCCGAAGAAATGGGATCTTGGCGCCATCTTGGCGCCCGTTCCAACGGGCTACATCGTCGCGGAAGGCGCCCGGCGCGAAGGTTTCGCGGTAGCCGGTTCCGCTATCCCATTCCTGCCCGTATGGAACGGCAATGCCTTCGATCGTGCGCCCGGATCCGCCGTCGGCGGCGCGTACAACCGTTGGCGCGATAGTCCATCGCGGTTCGGACATTTATTCGATCCCTACGATTTCGGACGGTCGCGGTTCCGATTGTATCGCCGGAAGCTCGCGCGGCGGAAGCCCTTCGATCTCGCGCACTTCCTCGGGCGCAATCCATCCCGCGCGCAAGGCGGATTCCCAAGCTTGATAGCGGGTTAGCTGTTCGCCGCGGGTAAGGCGGGTCGGATCCATTCGCATCGTGCGCCCGCCTGGGAGTAGATCGGTAATTCCATCTTCCATTGCGCCGATGTAATCGACAAGGGTTAGCCTCAAAAATGCGAGCCCTTCGGCTTCGGTCGTGCGATAGGTCATAGGATCGCCCGCGGGCGCGTTGAGCCAACTAGTCGGGATCCCGAAGTACCGCCCTACATCGGCTACCTGTTCGCGGCGAGCTTCGACGGCGGCGGCTTGGGTTGGATCGGCGCCGAACGGTTCGGCCTTGGCGCCCTTTCCGAAAACGGCAGGGTAGTCGGGTCCCTGGGCGCGCCGATCGCGCCATCGCCCGGCGATCTCGTCGGCCTGGGTTCCTTCTAGCTCTTGCTCGGTTGAGATTTGGGTTACGGGCGAACCGCCCGTTTGCCAATAGCGCGAAGCGTAGTTTTCGGCGGATAGGGCGGCGGCGAAGCTTGTACGGGCGAGCGATAAAAGCCCGGATAGATCGTCGGTAACGGCGGGTAGGACGGCGCGCCGCATTACGACGAGCTCTTCGGCTTCGTACTCGCGATTCCCGATCGCGTACCGCTCGGGCGGCAGGATCCCCCAAAGATCGTCGCGGCGCGGTTGCGGGATGATCGAATGCGGCGGGACGGGCAATACCGAAAGCGGGACGCCCTCGGAATCGGCGCCGATCTTTATTCCGTAGGCGACATTATGTAAAGCCATCGTCGCGGCGACGCGCCAAGCCCATTCGCGGCGGGTGTAGAGCTCGCTCGGACGGGCGACGAGCCGCGACGGCGGAAGCTCTAGCGTCCCGCGCCATTCGCCCCACGGAAGCGAAGCGATCGCGCCCGCAATGATCGTTACCGATCGCCAAATAGCCGATAGCCCGAGCGCGTTAGATTCGGTAATCCCCCACGGCGAAACGCCGCCCGACGAGCCGAAGCCGATAAGGTTTATTTGCGGCGTCGGCGGTAGGGCATCCCGTAACAAAAGGCGCGCCAACCGCGTTTGCCATCCGGCCATGCGCCCGATGTTACCGCTACAAGAAAACTTGTACGGGCGCTTCGGGCGCGACGCCCTGGCGCGATCCCCAAACCGCGATCGTGCTTGCCATGATGGCATCGATAAATCCGGCGCTCTTGCGTCGGGTCCAACGGAAGGCGCCATCCCGATCGGCGCGCGCCGCAACCGTCCATTGCGCCGCTAATAGCGGATCGGCGATATGGGCGAGCGTCCGCGTTGTAATCGCGGAGTAGATAACGCTGGAAGCTTCGAATACCTGGGCGGCGGTTAGCCCTTGGATTGGAAGCTCGGGATGCTCGATCTCCAACCGCTCCATAACCGGCGCAACCGAAGCCGCCTTTTCGTACAGGATCGCGGCGGGCTTGCGGCGCTTGGCGACTTCCAGAACGGCGGCGCGTAGCTGTTCGCCGCGGATCGGATCGGCGTCGGATCCGCGAAGATCCTTTACGAGCTCTAGGGCGACGCGCTCGGAATCGGGCATTTCCCAAGCGGCGGCGAGCGTCGCGCGTTGCCAATGTGGCGCGGCGTCTACGGCAAGCGCCCATCGCTCGCCGACCTGGGCCGGCCTGGGCGCGATACAGGCTTCCCAAGCGCCGGGCGGCAATACGGTTTCTAGTACCCGCGTCCGTTGATTGAGCCGTTCGCGGCGGAAGGCGCCGGGCGCGCTCGTTGCTCGCTCGGCGGCGATCGTCCCGAGATCCAAGAGCTTCGCCGATACGGCGGGATTGGCGGCGGCGATCGCGTCGGCATCGATCGCGCGATCGGGCGGGACGCCCCAAAAGGCGAACACGAAGGCGGGATCGGGCTTTTCCTGCCCGGTCGCGATTCGCATTCCGCGATCTTCTAGCTCGTTGAGCACGACGGATTCGGCGAAGCCCGCGGTACTCGTCGCGAATAGCAAGGGCTCGATTGCCGCCGCCTGGGCGTATCGCAACGCATCCCATACTTCGGGATCGCGTTGGGTTAGGAGCTCGTCGAAGTAGACAAGCCCGGCACTATGCCCGCGGGCGGATCCCGCTTCGCGGGAAACGGTTCGGTACACGCCCGAGCCTAGGTAGATCCCATCGTGCGCCGTAATCCGGGCGCGAGCTCGTAGGTCGGGATCGGCGGCGAACACGCGGTAAACCGCGTCGTAAACGAGCCGGGCTTGCTTCCGTTCGGTCGCGGCGCCGATAAC